TGGTTATTGAACCACCTTCAATACGCGAACGAGTAATCGCCATCTGACGCTCACGCTCCAACTGCTTAACAAATGCCTCGTACTCATTTGGAGAGTTAAATACTGTTGCAAGACGATCCTTCATGATTCCTTTACCCAAGTACCGGCTTGCAATGTCAGCAGTATATGGTTGTTCATATATGTCGTTTCGTAATTGCTGAATAGCACCTAAACGGTACATCTCGCGCTGACCTTCATCACTGAATTTTGTAAGTTCTCTTTTGATCTCTTCAGGAGCCTTACGCATAAAGTTCTTAGATCCAGCATCTAACGCTTCGTTAAGTAAAGACTCGCTTGAAAATGTATCAAGAGCCTTTCCATACACAGGAACCTTTTTTGTTATGGCATCTCTGAGTGAAATTCTAAGACCCTCGAGATCACGCGCACGATCTGTAGCCCCACCTCTTTTTGCCTCGTTAGCCATATCGCCAACGTATTTATATGCCTTGTCAAGCAGAATCATGTGGTTATCAGGAAGGTCCGCATATTGCGGTAAATCCTTAGCATTTTTAATTGCGTTCTGAATATGTTTTGACTTTGCAAGTAAATTATTTATTTCTTCTGACTCAACCACTCCAACATCACTTGCTTGCTTATACAGTGGTGACGCTAATTCCTTGCGTTTTGCAATAATATCCTGACCAACTTCAAAAATGCTTCGTGGTCCAACAGCCGTTAAGTCTGTGATGTCCTGACCAACACGTTGTCCAGCACCCTGCGCACGTTGCAATAGCATTTGGCGAACGTCATCCTGCGCACCTGATGGGATAGCCATAGCACCACGTGCAAGTCTGCGTGCAGACTCACCGCCAATGTCTGCGAGTGTCTCGTCGCGCTGGCCGAGTCTGCCGACTGTCATGGCTTGCTGCGCTGCCAATTGCTGCGGAGTCATCCCTGAACGATTGATGGCACGAGCAATAAGTTCCTGTGCCTTCTCTGCCGCTGTGATTGGATTGGCTCCTGCCAACTCATTAGCCTTACGGATCATGCTTCCACCGCCAGCGGTAACTACTGGGGCAGCAGCACCAAGGACGGCCCCAGTACCTGCGCCAATCAATGCACCAGTTGCGCGAGTACCCACGTCGCCCTTGGCAGCACCAAAGCCGCTTAATGCACCTGATCCAGCACCATAGGCAGAACCTTTAAGTACCTGCTTAGCCAACTGGGTTGCTGCGCTTGATGCCAATTTGCCAACTCGTGCTGTTTGTGCCACAGCAGCAGGAGCCGCAGCACCGCCAGTACCAGCCGTAAGAAGATACGTTGCGGCCATTGGAAGCAGTGCGCCTCCAATCTCGGCAGCCATTGCTGTTTTTGGATTCTGTTGTGAGTATTCTTCAATGCCAGCGCGAACACGAGCCAATTGCTGGTCATATGCTGACTGCGGCTTTTGCCCTGTAGCAAGATTACTAATCGTTTTATTTGCGTCAAATGCGCTCATGCCTGACTGCATCAATGCACGAATTCCAGCCTCAATCTCGTCTGAAGTGTTAAATGACAATCCTTGAAGTAATGGACCAAGGAAGGATGATTTAATAGGAGCAGCACCCAACTTACTTGCGCTTTGAACCGATGCCTCAAATTTTGTAGGTGTAAATCCCTCACTTTTTAAGTAGGACTCAACAGCAAAATCAGTCTGTCCTTTTTCTTTAAGGCGTTTCACATTCTCTTGAATGCGTTGAATGTTTGTTTGATTGTCTGCCATGATGATCCTTAATTATTCCGCTGGAACCAAATCAAATAGTTCATACCAATCTTTTCTACGTTTTGGTAATGGTGTAGTTGCTGTCTCAGAAATTCGTTGTTGCGTTGTCTTGATTCTGCTGAATGGGTCAAACACAACTTGTTCTGGGCTTAATTTTGACCGTGTTGCAATATCAGTGTATCTTTTTACAAGGTCTCCTGAAATCTGGCGTTGCGACTCAATAATGTTGCGAGCCTGATTTAAGAAATCAAGACGTGTATTTTCACCAAGACGCTCACCACTCATAGCCCTGTTATACATATTGCGAACTGATTCAGGTACGCTACCAGCGTTCTGTGCGGTAGCGAACTCACCTTCACGCACAACAGAACCAGGATCAAGAACTTTCATAAATCCATAGACAAGTGCAATATCACCCGCTGGAGATGAGTTTTTTGCAGCAGTCTCAATCTTTTGATACGCCTGACTTAATTCAATGAACGGCTTAACCTGCGCTGTAAACTCTTTACGCAGGTCGCCTTCATTGCTAAAAGCCTTGGTAGCAGGACCAGTTCCAGGTATCAGCGGAACAAGACCTGGGACATTACCAACGCCTGGAGCAGCAGCGGCTGGTGTTGCGGCATCCCTGCTTGGTACATATCGAGGTGGTGCTACAGCAGCCGGTGCTGCGGCTGGGCGTCGACCTCCACCACCTCCACCACCAAGTTGGAAAAAGCCTGTTTCAGCATTGCCAACTACTTGAGGTGCAAGTGTTTTAGAGATGCGCTCAATTTCTTGGTTTGTAATCCTGTCACGGACGCTGATGTAACCACCAGCATCTTGATAGTTGTATTCAGGATTGCGTTTGACATCAAGCAACTTCATGCCGCCAGACTTGTTCAATACAAAAGAGATTGGAGTGCCAGCGGCACTTAAACCAAACTGTGGTGTTGTGCTGTACTCTTCTGTTGGTTTAAGTTGCATCGCCAAGTCTTGATATAACTTTACATTTGCTGGGTTCTTGCCTACATTAAGTTGTGCTATATCCATGTATTTTTGATACAGCAAGTCATTAGCAGATGTTGGTGCTACACCAGCACCGGAAGCAGGAACTTGTCCAATCATGTTGGCACGATCCACTGTAGGACCAGCAGGCATATTTGGCATTGCGAGTGCTTGGTCAGGAGTAATGGCAACACCAGCGACTGGCATACTTGATGAAGTTCTTCCCATAATCTTTGCGATTTGGTCTTCCATGTCCCTCGCACGTTTGTACTCATCCAACTTCTGTCTTGTCATGATGTTGGTAATGGCTCCTTGCTGAGCCTGCTGATAACCTTGTTGACCAGCACCGTAAGCCTCACCCAAAGCCTGACCAATCCCGATTGGCACTGCGCTTGGACCCGATGACTTCAGCAGGGACGCGGCCAACGCCATGATGCCTTGTTGGTTCATCCGTGATCGTTGCTCTGGGGTGAGGTACTCATCAAGTCCCATATCGCCGCTGCCAAACATATTGGAGCCGAGAAGACCACCAAAATCAAAAGTTGCCATGATTCACCTCAAGCGAAAAGACCAAGAAGACCGCCGATGCCAGCACCAACGGGTCCAAACATTTGGCCACCAGCCAATGCGCCACCCAACGCTCCTGATGCCACATTACGTGAGTAAGGCGTTGTGGTAGACATACCAAGGTTCGGGATGTTGCCGCCCAATGCGCCGGTAGCGACACCCAACTTCTCCACACCGATGTTGCGCAGTGCATCCAACTGCTGCTGCTCCAACTGCTGACGCGCACCACCCAAAGCCAATACGTTCTGACCACCTTGGATGTTCTGTCCTCTAGCGTACTGCGCTAAGTTTGCTGCCTGTCCGTAACCCTGCTGACGCATATTCGCTGACAGGTCAGCGGCCTGCTTGAGAGCCGCAGCGTTAGTGAGGCTAGACTGCACACCCTGACGTGTTCCACCAAACGCCTTCGCTTGTGTAGCGGCCTGACGATCTCTGAGGTCTGCCATCTGACGGCTTGTCTCAATGTCGCCCAGGCTGCGATTAATTACGTCTTGCTGGTACGGGTTCATAAAGGCGTTGATGTCCTGACCCGTAAAAGGGGTCAAGGATTGATTAACGATCTGCTCTTCACCCGCCGTGTACATTGGGTTAAAGCCAGCAAACTGGCGCACTCCCAGTGCGCTTGCGACTGACTTACCCTGACCCAAGTTCTCAAGGTACGCAGCCTTTAACTGCGGGTCGATGGCTTGGGTTGATGTTGTGGAACCGCCTTTTGACATTTTGTATCTCCTTACGCTTCGAGCAAGCCGCGAAGTTTGCCCTTTGAAATCTTGCCTGCGTTGATGGCATTCATCAACTCAATGCCGTACTTACCAACGGACTTTGCGTTGATGACAAACTCGCCATCATCCAGTCCACCGTAACCGTCATCGGGACCCATTGGGTTCGGACCCTTGAGATGCTTCTTGTTTACGTAGCCACCGCGAGAGTAGATACCGCCAAAGCCTGCGCCTGAACCATCGTTCCCGCCAAATCCACCGCCGACTCCATCATTACCACCACCAAAGTCTCCAGTAGCGGCTGGTCCTAGCCCAAAGCCTTCTGCTTCAGCCATACCAGCAATTGCCGCATCAGATGCGGCTTGAGCAGCGGCTGCATTAGAAGCAGCGGCTTGCTGTCCTTGTGCTGTTGCTGGGTCAATACCCATTGGGTTTGCTGCAATGCCTGCGCCGGTCATTCCTGTAACGCCGTACCCACCTTGGCTTTCGGGGGTTCCGTATCCACCACCACCAAAAGTTGATGCGGAACTTGGTGGCGCACCAAACATAGTTCCAGACGTATACCCCGCTATTGCATCACTCAGGGCTTGCGATGATAATTTTCCAGCTTGTTCTATTTGTCCTGGATTCATAGATTGCGCTATTGTTTGCGCAACCAATCCAAACGGCAGCATCCCGCCAAGAGCATTTCCGTAAGCGTCTAAAAAACCGTATAAACCGCTACCTGTCATCGGGTTAGATAAAGGGCTTACATTTGGGCTGTAACCGTCGCCAGTTGCATAGTCGCCACTTCCACGATCAGCAGTAAAACGATCTGGATTATTTAACCTTTGCAACCGAAGAATCTCATCGTATGCGCTTGATGATCCAGATGACGCAGGTGTTGCTGCCAATGAACCATAACCACCTGTGTAAGACTGTGGTGTCATGGCATTGCGTCGGCGCATCAACTCCATGATCTGCGCGTATTTACTGTTATCGACAGGGATTCCACCTGACGCATCACCAGCGGCTAGTCTATTAAATATTGATGGGATACCGCCTTGTGCAGCGTAAATATCTGATTGGCCACCTAAACTCATGATAATTCCTTGCTTAAAATGAACCACTTAGGTTCGTAACCCTCATCCTTTAAGAACGTCTTCTGCCAACCCTGACGGCCAGCAAGAGATACTCGACTGCAACCCAACTGCTTGCCCCAAGACTCGATGTATGGTCGCATCTGCTTGAGTTCATCTAGGTCGCCGCCAGCAAGGAAGAAGTGCAAGTCCTTGATTCGCGGGTAGACAATGATCTCAGTAACCACTGCGGATTTAGTGCCAGGCCAAAATTGAAACCTATTACTTTCCACACCCTCCGCAATGTCCTCAATAGTGTGTGTCCCTCCTGAGTATTCTAAAGCCGCTTCGATGTGTTTGCGCAGCGACCAAAACTCCTCCATTAACGCTTACCTGCCGTTGTAGTCTCCAGCCGCATAACTCCAACGCGCCAGTCATCCAATATGTTTCCTGTCACCTTCATCTTCACAGACCGGCCTGAGAACCTGGCATCGGTAGGAGCCTTGGCCGAGAACGGTCCATAGGTAGACTCATCCGATGTCGGATACAGCCTTGACGTGAAGGAGATAGCAACCTCGCCCAAAGTCTGCTCGTCTGGGATAACAGACCTGACGGACATAATGTTCTCGCCTGTACCGATCTCAATGGGTCCTGACTGGGCAAAAGGGCTGACAGAGTCATAGGTGAAACCCACCTCATGCTCATAAATGTAGGAATCTGCGCTGACCATCATGGGATTCTTGAAGACTCCCCTGTCAGTGCCAGCCGTGCGGGACATGGTTCCAATCGCCCAGTGACCCTCACGGTAGTTGTAGGTCACATAGGAATCATTCTCGTTTGAAGCACTTGATGGGTAGAACCAAGTGACTTCACCAAACATACTGTTATGAACAGCGTAAACCTTCGAGGCTTGGTTGTAATTGATGTTGGTGAAGACGTAGTCCGAAACGTCGCAGGTCATTGGCTTGACGTAGCCGTCGTACTGCCAAAAGCCCGACTTGGACATCCACATCGCCGCAGTGTCAATGGCCGCAACGGATTGGGTAGAGATTACTCCGCATCCAGAACCCGCCTTCTCGAACGAGTAAACGAATGGCAGTCCGATGTAAGTGGCTGTATGTACATCCACATCTGTAAACAAAATGTTTACACCTCGGACTCTTTTTCCTGCCTTCAGTGAGCCGACTGTGGACAATTCAAAGTCGCCAGCCTGATTGGTTGATGCGGCAGTCCATACTGTGTTGTCCTCTTGGTCACTCCAAGACACTTTGCGACCATTACCACCTGCACCTAACGCAAACATGATGCGCTCTGAAGTCACTAAAACGGCAGCGCAACTTGTTGGCGCGTTGGTGATTACAGCCGCAACTGTGGGGGTGGTAAACCCCAACTGCCACTCGTAGAGTTTGCCGTCTGTATCGCTACACGCTACAAGGTACTCGCCCCAAGTGTCTAGGCTCCATGTCGTTGCAGGCAGTACCGTACCAATGTCAGGACGTGCAACGCCGTAAGCAGATGTTCCATAAGTGCTGTAACCGTAGCCTGTCCCGCTGACGGCATCAGCACGGCCAGTAGTGAAACCTGTCGGAGTAATGTCTTTTACGACATTATTTTGATCCATTGCAAAGAGTTTTG